GCCACGAACATAGAGAACGTTCATAGGACATTCTTCTGGAGCACACTCGATGGGGAGCATGAAGGTATCGGATGGTTTTCCATCTACAGCCCACATTTCGTTCATCATCTGAACTTTGTTTACGAATGCAGGTGCGTCCGCTCGGTACTGTGCAGCAAGTGCGACAGTTCCCATGCCGATGTTTGACGTCGACATTGCCACAGCTGATGTGGACTTGAACTCGAAGACCAAACCTTTGAAGCTGTACTCTTGGAATTGCTGAGCCAATGCTGAAAGATATGGGAATGTTGTGGATAGGCCTGGATTCAAGGCAAAAGTGGTGGTGGTGAATACGCCGATGTTGGCTGGGGAGTAAACTTCCATAACAAACTCGCGATGCCGGAATCGAATGGATTCCTTCGCTGAATGCATGATGGGAACCTGGCTTGCTGTCATGTCCTCGACGATCGAATTCTGGGAGAGTTGATAATCTCCGTGCCCAAGAATCTTCATCCCAGCTTGCATCGCTCCAAGGTAATCGCCTGAATTTGCTTGATGCATAGCTGAAAGAGATCGACCGCCAATGTCCATAATCTTCTTGATAGTGTTCCCTCGTTTGCGTGCCGCGTACTTTCCCGTGGCTGCTTTGCGAAAGTTGTAAGCACCGGCGCCAACGATTGCACTTGTCTGGAACTGACGTGATAGCTTTGATATCTCTGCGACGAGTTCCTTGCGCCTGGCGGCGCGTACACTGCGTTTCTGGTTTGATGCTGGTTTCTTTGGCTGAGCAGACTTTGGAGTTTGTTGCCGGGGTGGTTTGTTTTTGTTTCCTCCATTGCGTCCCATCGGTCAGTTGTGTTTTGTAGTTGTGTTTGTGTTTGTGTTTGTGTTTGTAAGTGTGGGTATGTTTATGAAAGAACCGGATTGTTGTTACATGTCTTCGATTATGCGCTTCATCATCCAGGCATGGGAATGAGGAACGCGTATGGCCCCGTACGGCCAATTCGCTGATGGCTGCATATAGCGAATGGACTCCTCGAATCCACATTGCATATCGGGAGAAAATCCGTAGACTTGTTCCACGACAACGCGCAGCTCTGGATCGATTGCCTTCGAGAAGTGGGCTGTATGAAAATTGAAGACTTGCGACAAGTAAGTTTCAACTTGCTTCATGTCCTGATATCCTTTTGCTTTAAGGACGTATTTTGTCCCTTTGCTGACTTGCTTGTCCATAGCTTTATAAATGTCAGATAACACGTAAACGTGCAAGCGGGATAGCACGGCTTGTGCAACACATCGCATAAAAGCCTGAGCGATGGGAACTCCTTCGGCATCATGCAAATAGCACGCCAATTTCCCCATGAACCGTGCCCAGTCGTGTAGCGTAGTTGTTTCGTTGTTTACTTGATACAACACCCGGTTGATTAATTTTCCTAGGAGCCGGAATGAAGCAACTCCGTCGGAAGTGACTGTGAAAATCTTGGATAGCCATTCCATTGTGAAAGTGTTTGAAAACCCCAGAGTGAGCTTGAATCCTGCTTGGGCATAATAATATACCCAATCGCAAGTGGGACCCAAAAAGATCGTGTCATCCCCAGATGCAAGTACATCATTGCGAATAAGGGGAAGATAACCGCGGGGTCCATGGTAATATTCAAAGCCACAATGACGCCAACTGCTGTACCAGCCGATAAGCATCATGACTATGGAATTCCAAATGTAGGTAACGATATGGCCGCTATTAAACAGTCCGAATATGAATATTTTCACTTTCCAGCCATCACTCAGCCGCATAGTACTCTTGCCGCTAACGTGCCTTGTAAAATCAATCTCACGCGGATCCATAAGCTTTTGGATCTCGATCATTAGGCGAAGAAGGAAAATACACCAATGCCCGTCGTGGGAAGAGGAATCGGCGGAGGTGATCATTTGATGCAATCTCGATAACAACAAAGCCATCAACACATGGTTGACCTGCCCGTAGGCGTAGCCAGCTGTCCACATTGGGAAATTCAGTGTGGCTCTTACCCTAAGGTCAAAAGCACACCAGAACAAAGCCAGTTCCAACTTGGCAGCATCGCACACATTGAAGATTCCACGGGGGTATTTCTGCAATGATTTGTACAATTCATATTTCTTTGAGAAAATATCGACGTCGATTCCCAACTTAGATTGGTCATCAAACTCAAAGTACGATGCCTCCATTTTGTTGTAAGTGTCCTTATTCCGCATGTAGTCTTGTAACTCGTTGATGTTCAAAGTTTCGACATTGGTGATAGGTGGGACGTAGTGGATGTCACTGCCACGTTCAACATAGAACCCGGTGGCATTTGGGCCGAACATAATAAAAGCCAGCTTAGCTATGCCGATAAGCGTCTCGTAGTCAGCCGGATGCTCATCCCAATTTTGGGTAGTGCGCCCCAGGCTAGACAGTCGGGCACAATCACAATGTTCATAGGTGAAGGCCGGTTGTATCAGCTCTTCCCCGATGACGAGTGGTGCTGCCATGTTGTCGACGAAATGTGGACTGCAACGACACGGATTGTGGTCCATATAATGCACGTAATCAACCAACTTGCGAGGGGAATTGTATCTGTAGAATTTGATGTCATAGGCTTTAGAGCGCAGAACATCTAACTCCTTAGCAAGGGTCACAAATTCGTCCCATGGTTTACTGATGCAGTGGGCAAGTAGCAATTTGACTTCCAAAGGTAGTTCGTGGTCAAGGTGCGTAAAAGGCAGGTGTCTGGGGCACACGGCAGGCGTGCGATATGCAACTGACGGCACATCAAACGGTTGCATTGGGACAAGCAAAACGGCGCACGCTAGGGATAGTCGAAACCATTCTTCTCGGCACCATACTGCCAAACTGTCCATTTTCTCCAGAACTTGATCATGCCATCCGGGATCATGGGGCTTGGACACAACCGCGCACGGTTGTGCCCCGCACCTTCAAATAGGCACAGGGAAAGATGCAATGACATCCGCGGACCGCGTGTAGACGTTCCATAATGTCGGTGCCAGAAAGATGCCTTCTTCCCACAAAATGCCCCAAAACGGATGACTGCGATGTAACCTTTCGTGCTCAGATGGCCGAGCAGCATGCACCCTTTTGAGGGATTTGAATATTCTGTATCCAGTGTAGGCAGCCACCGCAGTGTTGACTGCAGCAGAAGCTACCAAGGTGGATGAGCATGGCAATCTGCCCATCCCTACAGAATACAAGTAACAAAGACTATTGCTGAGAGTGCGCATGGATACACTGGCATCCTGCCCAACAAGGCACCCCGCAACGAATCGCACAGACCCATATGTGTAATTTTCCAGCAAATAAATCATAAGCTGCGTGACAACTGTACGGCCAACTTGCAGGCCTAAGGAAAGGGTGCGGCGGATGTAGAGCTGAACTTGCCCGTCCGGTAGCACAACAGTCCAATCCATGTCGTCAAGTGAAACAGGGCGGTCGAACCACCCCGTTGCACAATCATCAAAGGGATTTTGCAATTCATTGAAAGGTCGGTTGGTCTCAAAGTCAATGGACATCTTCGACAACTTGAGGAGGTCCTCCCTTGACAGCCGTTCGTCCTGTAGGCAATGGCGAAGGTAATACTGCTTCAGGTAATATCTGAGATTGTTAACTCCCAGAGCGCCGATAACTGTAACAGTCCCAACGGTTTGCCATGTTGGAGTTGAAGCTATTATTTTTCGAAGGAGTTGAACCCACCACTCGTCGGGAGGACCTCCATTGCCTGGGTTAGGTAGTGGAGTGGGGGTTTGTGGAGCCAGGGAGCTCGATGTGTTGGTCGCATCGATACGAGTTAGTGCTGCTTGGATGACATCTGCCGTGGCACCGATAGAATGGGTGCCTGTAGCTCGTAGGGCCGGAGCGATGCGTGTCATTGTGTCGGCAGTGTTACCAGAGCGAATAATGTGGCTCATGGCCAAGTCAACAACAGCTTCAGTTGCTTGTCCCGTGGTTTCAAGAGCCCTGGTCCAAATTGAAATGTTGTGGCCGTCCCATGAGTATAGGTTACGAAAACCCGGAATTGCGACGGTCTTTGGGTGTTTGACAACCACAGTGTGTGCATCTCCTTCGACTACACTGGGAATGTATTCAGGCCTACTATACAAGTAGTAAGGCGGATCCCAATAAATAAGTTCCGTCGAACTCCTGTTAGCTCGCACCTGATAATACCCGTCGATGGTTAAATTCTCTGTAAGTCCATAATACTTGACGCAGAGTTCATCGGAGTCATTGGAGTGTAAAGTAGCACCATACTTGGTTGCAATGGCTTGGCCGTCTTTCCCTGTGTTGGCGAAACAATCTACAACATTTGTAACAGTAATTGAGGGAAGCTTGGCGACCATAGCCGCACGATGTTGTGGCGGAGTGGTGTAAGCTGGAGTGGTGTCCAGTGTCTTAGGTGCAACCACACGCGACATTTGGATAATTTCGTCCATTGTGCGAGTGCCTACAACATGTGCTTTGTACAAAAGTAACTGGTATTGCTTGGCAAAGTGTCCAATCAGTTTTGCAGAATAATGAAAACCTTCCCCATAATTCATGGTGAATCCGACCGCTCCAACAGTGTGGCCAGCATTCCCGAGGACTAATCGCGTTGGATTATATGGGTGTTCGTATTCGGTTTCACACTTTTGCCCCATGCGCATGTCTGCAACGATTGTTTTAAAAGTTTCTTTGCTAGCAAAGATCTTCAATTCGTCCCGGAATTCATATGTACCTGTTAATGGATTCCAATGGAGGGAGAAATAAAGAGATCCCATGAGTAATGCCATGCGTAGATGCCTAAGAGAAAGCAAACAGCGATTTTCCAATATGTTGCTATTCAAGTAGTAGGCAACGTCGATCATTATCACGGAATTGGGTGGATGATTGTATATGTCTTGCGGAGTAACCATGTCCAGAGTAGCATCAATAACATAAGCATGACACCCGTCTGCCGTTTTATAGAGAGAAGCGTTATGATTCAAAATCAAAGTTTGTGACATCTCAACGTTGGGCAGTGCCGTAAGCACTTCGTGCATATGTGAAGCTTTGTTAGAGTCGCCCCCTGGAACTGTGTGTTCCGAAGGACAGAAGAAAATGGTGGTTTCGCGAACGAAAATCAGCTCGTGTGATCCTCCCCCGCCGACTACCCAAACTACCTTGCCTAGATCAAAAGAGTTAATATGCTCGGACAATTTATCTCTTCCCATATGCAAGTAGGGGTGTGCTTTGCCCTTTGGAAGGGTTTGCGGATCGCATTGAAACTGGTTCCAATCGTCGGAAGTGACAGAGCGAGTGTACACATTGTAATCTCTCACAGCAAGATCCGAAAATTGGGAAGGCTTGGCGCTAGCCCGTGGATTGGCAACTGCGGGAACAGCTGCCGGTCGTGCGGCAACATCCGTGTTGTTGCCTCGTCCTCGTCCGCCGCTCCTCTTTCCGCCGCCGTTTCCACGCCCAGGGCCACCCGAAGCTTGCGTGGCAAGAGGGGGCGCGGCAGTGGCAGGAGGGGGAGTATTGGAAGCTGAAGACTGGACGCCAGCCGGGGCTGCTACGGGCTGAGCGTTGGCCTGAGGGTTGTTGGCTTGCGGGGCCACTGGAGCCGGTGCGGCCACAACGGGTGTGGTGGCTGCAGGCTGGGATGCGGACTGGTTGCCGCCTGTGACGGCTGCCAAGTAATTGAACATCCATCCTGCTAAGCGCTCACAACCTGTTGGAATAAATTCCGACTCAAGGTAAAGAGACTGAAAGGCTTGGCACTTGGTGATCCAGGTCCTCGCATGGTGTTGAGGAAAATATTCGTCGGTTTCGGTGTCGGCGCCAACGTCATTCCAGGGGGCTGATTGGGCTGCATTGTCGAAGTGCTCCCAATGGCCGGCTTCAACATCCAAATACAAGGTGTGAGCGGTTTGGGGCAAAAGGGTTCCGGGGGGCGATCCGCCTGAACCAGGGACAATGCGGCAATGGTGGTAGGGACGAGGCATGCAGATGATGATGTCACAATCGAGGGCAAGTCGCAGGATTTGTGCAAACATAAAAGATACCGTGAGGCCTATGTTGGCAAATCCGACTGCCGGCAATTGGGGTTTGTAAACAGCGAAATCGTTGTTTGTCTGCGTGGCTATTCCCATAATGGTTTGTGCGTCAAAAACTAGGCCAGTAGCAAGCATCACGCTTCGTAGCGACTGGAGACCACAGTTCAGGACAAGGGGTTCGGGGATTGTTTGACCTTTCATTGTGCCGAGGATATCGGCAATGGTGGGTGAACAAACGCCCGCGCGTTTCAAATTCTTCAAATCAGTTCTCGAGTACATTTTCGGGTGTAACACGGTACTGTTTCACTATCGGTCATTCAGGAATATTTAGCCTTACGAGGTGGTCCTCGCAGATTCACACGGGGTTTCACGTGTC